TATATAATTCTCATATCTACAAAATTTGTTTTTAAGATTTCGCAAATTCGTTTTATTGAAATTGGTTTCGATATCTGCATCATAATACAATTTTTGAATACGATTATCCTGGTCGTCAGGGAATTTATATCTGCGTTGTTCCATATTATTAGTTTTGTTAATTTGATATAAAAATAACAAAACTAATCAATTTTATTTATTTAGTCAATAATTATAATATCTAATTAAATTTCACGTGATATGTACCATCAGAGTTCTCTATTCTGGTTCCAATACACTCTGGATTATTCTTTTCACTCAATACATGGGCTTGATTATACACATTATTATTACTATCCACATAATACATTATTCCATTTATATCATGTACTATTAATTCCACAATCTTATTTGTATTTAATTCATTAGAATTAACTTCATATTCACCATGCGGAACTCCTTTGGAATGTGTTCCACAATATTGACATTCTTCCTTTCTTCTTCTAGTACATTGTTCACCATTAGCACGCTTTGCCATACATCTATCAATCGCAGGAACACTATTCTTTACTCGCTTTCTTCTGGTAAAATCATCCTTATTCCAATCCAAACTTTGATAATCAAATATATAACGAAGCAAATGTGAGGCGCTACTATCTGTATTATCCATACTCAATAACCCTAATTCTGACATCTTATTCTTAACATCATCCTTAAATCTATTTGTATAATTAGAAACTTTTACTTCTACACGCTTTTCCATATCTTTAAATATATACACATAGATAATACTAAATCAATTTTTTATATTATTTCTATAATAATATAAAAAAATAAGTTTTTGAATTTTAACAATGAAACTATTATACAAACCCCGGTTTAACATATTCCGGATGTTCGATTTATAATACTGCGTATATAAACACTGCTAGTATCATATTGTACGCTTAAAGGTTACGTAGTTACCCATTATAAACTATAGTTATCTATTTAAGTCATTTTATGAGTTATAAATAATAAAAACACATAAAATATAATAAATTATAGTTGAGTTTAAAACTCGTCATATATACAAGTGACACCCCCTATAATAGTTTGTTATTACAGCATACATCATCGACGTTCCCCAATTAAAAATATAAGATTAAAAGGTGCCTAAGTAAAATGCTATAATAGCTTAAATAATGGCAAAGCCTGTAGTAATAATAATAATTTAATTATTTTAAAGATATTTTGGAGAGCTTTTCGCCCAATATATATCAGTATTTTATTTTTAACTTCTTTTGTTAATAAATATTATTTCCCTAAATCCTTGAATATTCCACCTACCTCGCTCGGTAATATAATATATAAAGCAAATATGACATTCAAATATAATATATACATATCAAGGCCATTAAAATTCATATTTAGGCTAGGAAAAACCTTTAATACCAATAGATTTAATAAAAGTAATATTATTCCACCAAATATTATTTTGAGTAGTTCATTCATACACTATTGTAATACTTTATATCATCTGAGCGTTCTAATTTATCGCAAATATAATCGTTATTGGCTACAAATTTGGATATATACCATATCATATCATATGGTAATCTTAATTTATTTTGTATCTGTTTCCAGTTATTATTATCAATATGTATATCAGATATTTGTAAGTTTTTTAATTTACCTCTTAATATTGCTCCTTTATCTCCCGTACTATCAATATATTCTATTATTCCTGTCGTATTACCTTGATAATTTGTATCTAGTAATTTAACCATTTTTATTACATCACCTGATATCATAGTAATATCTAAATAATAATTCTTATATTTGTGAATAAAATTTCGCACACACCTATCAGCGTATATAGTACAGCTTAGCTTTATTAAATTATAATAAATTATAAAATTTAATATTAAACCAGTTAGATAAAATACACATATTACAGACATTATACTAAAAAAAGTATAATAAATTATAGTATGAATAATATCATAGAGCATAAACTATGATGACAAATAATTTTTAAAACTTATCGCATTTTCAATTCCATTTAAAGGATGAATGTCAATATCCTTTCCTTCTGCACACGTTAATTTATCGGGGACTAATACAACTCCCTTATTAACATAGCTTGCAGCTATAGATAATGAACTATCACCTACAATTAATACATCAGCATTTATCATATGTGAAAATGACAATAATACAGGTGTATTCTTACCAAATATTTCATACCTATCAATAGGTATATCTACTAACAAACTATCATTTATTGTTTCATTATTTGTATGAAAATTAAACTTACATTTAACATAATTCTCTTTTAACTTTCTTATAATCTTATTTAATATTGACATATTCTGTCTTGTTCCAAAATGTCTTGTATCACCATCTCCGCCTCGTAAATGTATTACAATATTTGTATAATCACTATTAAAATCACTTTTTAACAAATGTTCGTTCGTTAAACTCTTATAAAATTCATATCCAAAAACCTTTTTGCCTATACCTGGTACGCTCCATGCGTTGTCGAATACATGTGTATGATTTGGCCAGTCCAAATCATCGGTTACATCATAATTAAAATTATTTCTATTTCTGGATACAACTCTTTTAGGCGGAAATTGACTAAAATCACAAGGAATTTCAAATCCCAACATTTGATAGAACTTTATCATATAAGTTTTTAATGATAGTTTTTCTTCACCTGACACATGTTCAAATTTACCATCATGCAAATATGGAACATATATCATATCTGTGGAGCATAAACTTATTATTGACATCATTCCCAATAATTGATGTCCAAAACCATCCTCTCCTTTTTGAGATATATACCTAGTCATGTCTATTAATAATATATTATTAAATATTGTTTTACACAATTAATCAATTTTATTCATAATATAATACGATAAATATAATCAATTAAAATATTGTATTATTTTATGGCTTCGCAAAATAAGGACGACCCACTTAAAATATACGTTGGTATTACATGTTTACCTGGAAGAGAAGACAATTTTGAAAAATGTTTAAAATCATTCTTAAATCAATCTAGATTACCAGAAAAAGTATTTGTTACATATTGTAAAAACTATACTCGTTTCCCAGATAGAAAATTTGATACAAGTATGTTTGACCAATTCAAAGAACATTCATTATTTGAATTTATCGAATCTGATATTGATCATGGCCCAGCAACTAAATTTATTGTACCCATACACAGATTAAAGGAAATCGAAAAAGATAACTTACATACACTCATCTTATCGTATGTGATGATGATCGAACATATTACGACTATTTTATTAGTCGATTTAATACATTAATAAGTCAAAACAACGAAACTGTATACACAGGACATCTAGAAATTACTGAAAAAAATAAAAATTTTAAATTAGCGTATGGTGCCGATGGATATAATATAAAAGGAACATGGTTTGATAAACTTATAAATTGGAAAGATAAGATGCTATCTATTCAACCAGAAGGAAAAGAAACGTGGTTTCACGATGATTATGTTTGTTCAAGTTTTTTTCATTATAATAAATTAAATGTGACGCAAACACTGAAAAAATCTTGTCATCATAGCTACGTAGATGACGTTTCACTTACTACTAGGCAACATAAAAAACATGATGGAAGAAGATCTCGTTTGAATGGCCAATGTGGTGGGTGTTACGGTAATATAAGATCACAATGTGAAAATAATAAAGATGACAGAAACAACTATACCATTACTGAAAACGTTTATTTTAAGTAAAAAAATTTCCTATATAATATATATTATAGATTATATAGACTGAAATGCTTACAAGAATGAACATATATAACCTTGAATTTGGGATAACCAAACCTTGGATATATCTGTATTAGAATTATTAAAACTAGAATTCTCATTCGTCCTTATATGCAATATTGATGTTTCATCTTGAATTTCAGGAACACTTGAATAATTTCTATATTTTAATAACCAATTATCATGATACTCCTTACATCGTTGTAAATATTCTACACTAATATTATCTTCGCCATCTCTATTCCTCTTCTTTATTCTGTTAGTACATACATCAGGGTCTGCATCAATATAAATTATACCATTCAATGGATAATCTTTAAAATAATTGTTCGCCATCGTGTTATAAATTGTTATACCCATCTGATCGATTAAACCGTCATTATATAACATATTCGCAAATACTTCTTTGTCTGCTAATATAGATCGTTCACAAATGATTACTTTAATATTAGGATTTTCGGCAATAGTGTCTTTTAAGATTTGCATTCGAGTCGCAAATGCCATTATTTGAAACATAAACGCATATTTACTAGGATCTTTATAAAAATGTTCTAATATTGTAATATCACTATTATCTTTAACATTAGACCATTTATCTACTGGTTCTTTTAAAAACAATATGTCATTATCACTATTGGTTTCTTCTAACAACTTTAATATTGTTGATTTGCCCGAACCAATATTACCTTCTATCGATAAAATAATAGGCGACATTTTATATATATAGATTCTAAATTTAATATATAAAACTAATCAATTTTTATAAATAATTTATTATTAATAATTTATTTATAAACAAATCTATTTATTTCTTATCTATTTTCCTACGAACATTTTCACGAATTTTCTCTTCTCTATTTTCTAAAAGATGTTTTGTTAAATCCTCTACCTGTTCCATCTTTTTTTCACCAAAATAACTTAATAGTATCGATGCCAAATTTTTCTTATTCAAAGGTGCTTTCGTTTTCGTTTGTGAATAAACTAATTGTCCATCTTTTAAATCAAAACAGTCTATTTCGTTGTTCCTCATAACATCTACTAGAGCTTTAGTAGCCTCTTTTTTACTTTCCCTCAACTGCTTTTGTTCTTTTGCTACGGCACGCATTTTATTATCAATATCAACCCACTCTTTTATTGTATTTACTAATTGTTCTTTGGTCTCCATATTATAATAATACAATATATATTTTTAATATCTAATTATTAAAGATAATAAATAACATATATATATGAGCACCGATAATATAGATAAACCTAAACTAGTTAGATCTATACCAACAGAAGTGGCCGAACCTGAACATGTAAAGAAACATAAAATATGGATCGAAAAACAAAAACATCTTTTTTATGGGTCAGGTCGTCCAATTTATAATACAATTATTGATAAAAAACACCACTACCATACTACTAGCAACGGAACTGTCGTAGGATCCTATAGTGTCTGATTATTTATTGTGCAGTTTGCAATAATTACACGGGTTATTCTGTGCATTTTCGGTTGGTGCTTTGCCACATACTTCACCCTTTCGGGTGCCTCTTTTAAAAACATAACTGCAGATATTAGTAGACGATACGATTTCATTCTCGGACACCTTTTTCTTCTTTATATTTGTATTGCCCACAGTTTCATTATTCGTATGCTTTAAATGAGAATTACAATATTCGCTGCTACATCGTATACTACATCGCTTCCCCTTATTTGTCCCTCGTTTATATATATATTCACATGTATTTTCATAATATACATATTTGCGTGGTGTATTTACACCATGTATACAACTCACCCCTTCCATTTTTATATATGGTATTAAATAATTATGGATTGTTCTACAATAGGGGCATTTTATCTGGTTATACCTTAATCTAACTGTTTCAGTTACATTAACCCTTTTTTTTTGATTAACAATTTCCGTATATAATGGTATATAATTAAATGAATGATTGCATGGTAATGATATTTTATGTTCATTTAATTCTTGTCTAGATATTAAACATCTATCTATTATACCGTTCACACCGTCATCGCTATCACTATCACTATCATTATTTAACATTTTAAAAAAGTCATTCTTTTCACATAAATCCCCCATTAGTAAATTAATATAAATAAATGTCTTTATATATTTTATGACTGAATGGACTCATGCAACATGGAACCTATTTCATAGTATTCCTGCCAAAATAAAAGAATCCGAATTTGAACACATAAGAGGTGAACTACTTAACTATATAAAAGGGATATGCATGCGACTACCATGCCCTGAATGTAGTTATCACGCAAGTATATTTATAAATACTGTGAACTTTAGTAATATACGAACACCAAATGATCTAAAACAAGTATTTTATATTTTCCATAATAACGTTAATACAAAACTCAAAAAAAAAACATTTGATTTAGAGGTGCTAGATCAATATAAAGATCTAAAATTTCATACCGTATTGAATAACTTTTTCCGGACATTTAATAGTTCAACTAAAGGCAACTTTACATTCATGTCTGAAAATCACAACCGTAAAATTTTTTTAGACCAATTGTTAGTATTTATGAGAAGAAATCTTTCCCGGTTTGACAATTAATTAATAAAAAATATATTATGTTATTAATTAATATTTAGGTAACTAATTGACCATTTTTATATACATCACATCTAAACTTCTGTGAAGACGGTCTCGTACATACAGCATTATTGCTCATAGTTTCACCAAAATACAACGAACTTTCATATCCCTGTGCATAAAGCAAATAAAACCACCCAATACCTCCAGCAACACCTATTAATGCACCTATTAATATACCTAACATAGAATTACAATTATATTTTGCTCTATAAAACCCGTCAAAGAATAATAAAAATATAAAGAACATCATCAGGGGATAATTAAGTTGATCATATAACAACATAGGAGTTGCTAAATATGATGCTGTAAATCCTAAAAATAATGAATTTAAAGCTGGTTCACTTGCAGTATCTGCCATTGGAAATTTTACAATATCACAAATAAAAGATCGGTCTGTAATATCCGGAGCAAGCCCTTTTAAAAACGGGCTAAATACTAATCCTGAAATTATATATGTAAAAAATACACCTGCTAAATAAATAAAAGCTTTTATATCTTGGTTAAATATTGAGATAAGTATAAAAAAAGATCCTATAAATAACGAGGATATTGCTGCTATAAACTCAACAAAGTTTTCTATATTAAATTCCATAGCCATATTCTATATTAAATAGCAATATTATAATTACTTCGTATTTTCCAACGAATACAATAAAGCTTCGTCTATTGTACTAATTGGCTTAAATTCGATATCCTTTACGAAATCCTTTTCCCCATATTTTTCATAAAACTTTTTGAAATCGGATTCATTCTCACTAGGGTACAAAAATGTCTTTACTCCGGCTTTTATACCACCTATAATCTTTAAATCTAGTCCGCCAATTGCGGTTACACACCCTTGCATATTTATTTCTCCTGTTATTGCTATATTGTTTTTTATTTTGATATTGTTTAATAAACTATACAAACAGGTTGTTATTGCGGTTCCGGCGGATGGCCCATCCTTTGGGGTAGCACCTTCAGGACAATGAATATGAACTCCTTTTGTTTTAACCCTTTCAAACTCTTTTACCAATAGCTCTTGTCTCTCTTGACTTGTCAATTTCCATGCTAAAGATTTGGCAACCTCCATACTCTCTTTCATTACACTTCCTTGCTGACCAGTTAGCTTTAAGTCTAAAAACCCAGGAGTCGGGACAAAAGCAGACTCTACTTGAATTATACCTCCTTTACCTACTGCATTCGCCCATAACCCATTGATAATACCAACTTTACATTCATTATGTATTTTAGTGTCCTTTAAACAATTTCTATTTTTCAAATATCGGCTTGTAATCACGTCCTTTGTCATATTTACTGGAAATTCCATATCAGATAAATCGTTGCTTAATATATCTAAATTTACTTCGCCTATTATTTCAAATAATAATTCTTTCAATTTTCTAACACCCGATTCACATGTATATTCTTCGATTATATATTCTAATATTTCATCAGAAAAATGAATATTCCCATTCTGACCTACCCTTTCGTATAATTCGGGAAGTATGTATTTATTACAAATTACTAATTTATCATCCAAATTTAGATGGTCAAACTTAATTCTATGTATTCTATCTAATAAAATTTTATCCACTAAGTTAGCATCATTATACGAAAAAACAAACAATACCTTTGATAAATCTAAATCTATACCAGAAAAATATTTATCTTGAATTACATCATTCTGCGTAGGGTCTATTAAATGAGTTAATAAACTTATTATTTCCTTTCCGCTTTCTGTTCTACTTACTTTATCTATCTCATCTATAAATATAATGGGGTTCATACATTTTGTATCCATCAATATATCAACTATTTTTCCCCACTGAGAACCAACGTATGTATAATTATGACCCTCTAACGTACTTCCATTACTTGTACCACCTATCGCAATAAACGAAAAAGGTCGGGAAACACCATTCTCATCTTTTAAACAATTTGCCAATCCTTTCTTGGCAAGACTCGTCTTACCTACACCCATCGGTCCTTCAAATCCTAAACAATAACCACTATCTTTTCCGTTAATCCATTGACCAACAATCCTTTCTATTTGCCGCTTTGCATCCGTATGTCCATACACACTACTATCTAATTCTTCTTTACAATCATGCATATATTTATTCACTTTGGATGAACTCATCATAATACTGTTTAAATTATTGTATATTATCATATCATCACACTTTAGTATATCAAGATACGTTATTAATTCGGATAGTAACGCTGTTTCAGAATAAGCAGTTAACAATTTAGAAAAACCATCTTTTTTACAATCTAGTTTTTTAAAATTGAGATGCTTGTCGATATCGGTTTTATCTATTATTTCTGACATATTTACTAAATACTTGATCATCTTATCAAATTTCAGCTTTGTCATTTTTAACACTTTCTCCATTATTCTTTCAGTTTGAATTTTATAGGTTCCCATTCCTATTTTATCAAACAATTTTTTTGTTATTATTTGGATTTGAATATTATTACAAACGGTGTGACCTATATTATAATTTATTAATAAGTCACTATTCTTTTCCAAAAACTTATTAAAAATAACAGTATTACTTTTCATTACATCAAATATTTGTTCTTTTTTATGAATCTGAAATGGTATTTTTAAAAGCCCGTCTAACCATTGTCTCGCTTTTGAGGTTGAGTCGTCTGATTTTGACTTTATTTCTTTTAATTTTACCATCGCTTTTTCTTTAACTGTATCATTTACTTTTAATAAACATATTCGTTGTTCCATAGGTACTTTATTAATTCCGTCAGCATTTAATAAATTATGAGTATATTCTACTGTTTGTTTCATAGCACATTTAAAATTTACTTTTATATTCCAAGGTAAGCTATCGAATAATAATATCTGCTCACGTGTATCTGGTTTATTTTTATCATCATTTGATATTGTATCATATAATAAATAGGCCATATATTGAAATTCGGTATCTGTTTGATCCAATAATAGATGTATTAGTGTTTTCCTTTTACCAACTAAATCACTTTTTATAAATTCACTTATGATTTTGGATAAAGGTCTATTTCTAATTATTTTCATTGCATTTAATTGACTCCTATACAATTCAAATATATCGTCCTTACTATTTATTAATAATTCCCGTAAAGATAATGATTTATAAAAAACATCAAATAAATCTGTACTTAATTCCCCTTCTTTTGGTAAATTATCCTTTATTCCATAATATATATCATACATATATTGATTCGTTAATAAATATTCTATCATCATACTGTCGACTATTACGGTTACTACTAACGACATTTTATCTTCTTTGTTTTTTATAACAACCTTTAACGTATTTAGTTTAATGTTAGAGTTATCACTATCACTTCGGTTATGATAACAAAAAAAATTGTCTTTATGTACCGAATTATAAACATCTTCCAATATTGGATTATCTACAGAAGATTCACCTTTATCCTTTTCGTTTATAATTTTATAGCTTAATGGATGGGTATAATTTAATAATATCTCATATTTAGATTTATCGGTTTCAGTCTGTATGTTTTTATCACAATACTCATTTCCAAAACAAATACATATTAAATGTTCTAAACTATTTGTACCATACATTTTAATTACACCGGATAACTTATTATTCAATATTTGCAAATCATTTATTAAATCGTCGACGTCCATCGTTTTATCCTTTATATGACACTCTACTAATCGTAATTCGTCCATTATTCCGTTTAATTCATTTATACTATAGTTGATTTCGTTGGAACATATTATATGTAACCTTTTATATTCGACTAAGGAAATATATGTCCTTTTTATTACGTCTTCGTAAAAGATAACCTTTTGAATAATTATATCATACAATTGGGATTTGTGTTCTGATATATTATTCAACTGACTCATAATATAGATATCTAAAATATTTTTACGATTTAATCCATTTACAAAAATGTATTAAAAACAATACAAAATAATATATATATGGGTATTCCTGCTTATTTTTCATACATAATAAAAAATCATAAAAAAATAATAAAGGTTATTGAAAGTTTAGATGAAGTTCATAATTTATACATGGATTGTAATTCTATTATTTATGATGCATTTTATTCATTAGAAGATAAAACTAATAATGTACATAACAATATTATAGCTGCGGTTATTTCTAAAATAAGACATTATATTACTAAAATAAAGCCAACCAGAAATATTATTCTTGCGTTTGATGGTGTTGCTCCTGTTGCAAAACTTGAACAACAGCGTACACGCCGTACTAGAAGTCAATTTTTAAATGAAATCAACTCTACCCTTAAAAATAAACCTAATAATTCATGGAACACTAATGCTATCACACCAGGTACAGATTTTATGAATCAATTAGGTACTGCAATTACCCGTGAATTTGAAAATAATAATAACATAATTGTGAATTTTTTTACTCCAGGAGAAGGAGAACATAAAATTTTTGAATATATTCGGGTTAATCCTAATATGCATGTTGGGTTGAATACAATTATATACGGTTTAGATGCAGACCTTATTATGTTAAGTATTAATCATTTACCAATTACAAATCAAATATATCTTTTCAGAGAAACCCCTGAATTTATAAAATCACTCGACTCATCATTAAATCCTAATAAACTATATATGATTGATATACCGCTACTCACTAATCAAATTATATTAGATATGAATAACGGTAAAGAGGTCACCGGCGAATTACATAAAAGAAGAATTTATGATTATATATTTTTATGTTTCTTTCTTGGAAATGATTTTATGCCACATTTCCCATCTATTAATATTAGAACCAACGGTATTAATATATTATTAGATGTTTATCGAAATACATTCGGAGACACCGACGAAAATTTAACTGATGGTACAAAAATATATTGGAAAAATGTCAGAAAAATTATTCAAAAATTAGCAGAAAGTGAAGAAAATTATTTAAAACACGAGCATATAAAACGAGATAAAGGAGAAAAACGGTTTTTACCAACAAATACGCCCGAGGAGAAAGAAAACAAATTTAATTCTATTCCATCATTCGATAGAATATATGAAAAATTTATTAACCCGTTTGAAGTTGGATGGCAAGAACGTTATTATAAAACACTATTTAATATGAAAATAGATGATACTAGAAAACAACAAGTATGTCAAAATTATATGGAAGCATTAGAATGGACATTTAAATATTATAGTTCGGGATGTCACGATTGGAGGTGGAAATATAATTATAACTATGCACCACTACTTGAAGATTTAATTAAATTTATTCCTTATTTTGACACAGATTTTATTAAAAAAAAAATGCCCAATCCAGTAACTGCTAAAACACAACTCGCATACGTTTTACCAAAAACATCACACAATTTAATAGAAAAAGATGTTTTAAATAAGCTACATCCCTACATAGATGAATGGTATCCTGAAAATTTCGAATTTAAATATGCGTATTGTAAATATTTCTGGGAATCACATGTCGATTTACCAGAAATACCAATTGACAAACTTGAACTATTGGTAAATTAATAATTTGTTATATTTTTTATTATTATTATTATAAAAATGGATGGTTGGCAAAACTGGTCGTATGGTAAAAACAGAATGAGGTCTGTACTAGAAGAAATAAATGACCCTCCAAAAGAACCAAAAAAATGGTATCATTATATTTGTGGTTGTTTCAAGCAAAACCCTATTATTGAGGATGATAGTGAATCATATAGAGAGTATACTGATGGTGATAATAATTAATAATTTATATATTTTAGTTATCTAAATTATTAATTATCTAACATTTCATTAATTGTTGTAGAAACATCATTTAATATTTTTAATATGTCTAACCTATCTTTGCTTTGCATATTATTTATTTCGTCCAATTCATCTGACGATAATTTTATAAAATTACGTATTTGGTGTTTAAAATAATCTTTTTTGGTAACAAATGATTTATTCCCAGATATTAATACCTTATACTCCTTTATAATATCATCTGATATATCACCTGCAATTCTCATAATATATTTTTATATTTTTATTTTTTATATTTTTATATTTTTATAATATTATAAAACTGTTAATCCTAAGTTAAATCTATTACTGGGGCGGGGGAACTTTTTCCGGTTGATTTTGGTAAAGGGTCTTTTATACAACCAGG